CATACATTGAACTGGTGAGGATACCGGTTGGGAAGTGGAACTTGAGAGGTCCAGATGTTTCCGAGTTACTACTTAACGTGGCCTCGGACATTGGATCCTTCGGCGTCAGCATAGTAATCGATACTGCTCTGGATACGGTTCTCACTGTTCTGTTCCCGATAGCGGGAGCCGGCATTGGCGAGGTCCTAGACTTTGGGGTCGACGTTGATGTTGAGAAACATTGTGAACCACAATGGGTCTGAAACTCTGAAGGCCGGGTGAGCGAGAGTGTCCGTAGGTGCATAAGCTCACCTCACCATGTGAAAAGGTGACAGAGAGGGGTCATCCCCGCCTACGCTAACGTCATCACGATTACCTCCACAATCACTACCACTATCTTCAAATGCAACACCATCACGTAACTCACGAAGCAGGCTCAAGAGCTCTCGCTTCTTACGGGTTGGAGCAGCTTGAACGACTTTTCGCAGTTTCACCTCCTCAGCGTCCGCAAGCGGACGCACTTCGACGACTTCGCCTGGTGGCTGAGCTGTCGGCAATGGGGTTTCATCCTGCGGCTGGTCGTTTTGCTGAGTCAACCCTAACTCAGCGAGATACGCATTCCGCTTCTCAGCCTTCCGCTTGGCTTCGAGGAACTTCTTATTCCTCTTCATCCACTGGCGGAGAGTCTTACGGCCAGCGTCTGTCTCTTTGAGTTCTTGAATTAACTCATCAAGCTCGCGCTGTTCCTCTTCTGTCCACTCAGGCTCTTCCATAGCGATGGTAGACTCGACGGGACCGTAAACGGACTCGATTTCCAGTAGGGCTCGGATCACCGGCTGCTTCTCAGGGCTCTTAAACAGGCCTTGGAAGTCACTAGATGACAGGTTAATAGAGTTCCGCAGGTAGAGCAGGAACGGGGTGAAGGACTGGTTGTTAACCATGTTGGATAGCCTGGCTAGCATAGCGACTCGGTCGCGCTGTTTGGCAGACATCCCACTGGTGTCAATGGGTAATTTCTCATACTCATCGACGTCAACCCAAAAGTCACCCTTATCATACTCATGCCAGATGAACTTAGATAGCCCACGGGCGACAGGATATACGGGGAGGCACAAGCCGTCCTCACCTTTACGATCTTCGTACCACACGCAACCTAGAAAGGAGGTTTCCTTTTGGCCAGGGCAGAAGAATACGCCTTGTTTGTCACGGTGGGCATGCAAACCAAGCTCACTTACGATCTCACTGAAATGAGACACGATGTCCGATGGAGACTCCCAGGTTTCCGGCTTTGTGAACATCACACAGAGGTCGTCGGAGTAACCGAGGGCCATTGCGTTCAATTCTACGCCATTTCTGGTGTTCAGGGTTTGGGTGAAATATTTCCACGCCATATACCCATAAATCATGCCGAGAACGTTAGTCAACATACAACCGGACATGAGGCCAGGGGCACATTCAGGCACGATGACACCAAGGGGTGTCCAGAGTCTAGCTTGTGCGTAATGGCCAGCAAGTGTCGCCAGACGGAACTGATCATCCTCATGGAATATCGGTGCCAGTACCTCGGAGAAGATCAGGCTAACGATGTCACCACTTATAGTGGCGTCGAACTGAGAATAATCAGCCTCGAAGCTGGAATCATGCAGTTGGAAGGCGTCTGTTATCGGTTGCCTAACGGCTTTAGCGCCGCCGAGGCCGCAGCTGTAGCCATGTGCCTTCTGCAAGTTGACCATGCACTGCTGAACACCACCTCCGATGAAACGCTCGAGCACCCCACTACATTGTACGGGGCGTTCGGTGGACTTAAGGTTAGGAGTGTCAGCCATGCCTCGGAACATCTTCCGAGTGAAAAGGATGAACACATTCTCTGTTTCCCAGGAACAGTCCTGGTCCCGAAGGATGCGCTCTGCCTCAATACGGCCCCATTCGATTGGGGTGGTTACGTCGCCATCCAAGGATACCTCATCGAACCACTTCTTGGTGAAGAAGGGGTAACCACTGGAGGAGTCGGTGCGGATGGCTGGGACAGTATCCGTCGGGTTTAACGCCTTCAGCTTACCATCCTTGACGAACTTAGGATCCATCTGTGGGATTAGCACTTCATACTCGGTGCGGATCTCAGCTAGGATAGCCTTGAGAACGTCACGGTCAGCTGTCACATTAACGGGTCGGAAGACCTCTAACACTTTGGGATACCAATCCTTAAAGGGTCGGAGATAGTACGGTCCAACTTTACGTAACCAGTCCTCTTCTCTATCCCGAAGTTTGTCATCGGACAGGAGCTTACGGACATCACTGACAATGGAGTTAGCATCGACATTAGCGAACCAAGGGGTACGCTGTGACGGAATAGCGTCTGCCATGGTCTGACCTCCCATTAGGCTCTTGAGATATCCTTTCGCAGAAAGGAAACCTTCTTGAGAGCGCTGCAGGGTGATCAGGTCTGGATCATCCAGTGGTAGGATGTGGAAACCGTCGGCGTCAATCTTAAAGTTGGAGATACGCTCAGCGTGAGCGAGAGCTTTCTTCTCCTTCTCTCTGACACGTTGTCGTTGAGCTTTAGACATAGCGGTCTTAGCCGCTGCGTTGGGGTGATTCCCGGAGGGTTTCTCCTGGAACCGGTCAGCATTCTGGGACATTTGCGTACACCTCGGTGTGAAAGGACAGACAACATGGGGTTTGGCCAGCCCATGCATAGAATTGAAGGCCAACTATAAGGTTAGCCTCCCTAAGACATGTGGAGCCTCCGTCACATAGGGCGGAAGAGCACTGCGTACCATCGAAGGGACACGTGAAACTAGTCACAAGCGTTTCCTCGACGATGATAGGAAGAGATGATGCTCCGAGCATTAGCTGCTTTCTCCCGTTGGATAGCCCTCTCACGCTCGTAGATGATTTGCTCTTCTACGGTGGGATGAGGGGCAGCAGCTTCCTGATCAACGTTCAACCATGCGGAAGTGACACACTCCATTTCGAAATGGCGTGCATAGAAAGTGTCAAGCGCAGCTTTTACACCTTTAACATCAAACAAGGAATGACAGTTCCAATGACGTGAATTGTCAATGTAGTCGATGTCAAGGGTAGCGAGCTTGGGCCCGACACCATCTTCGGTGTAGGCTTGAACCCAGCCATTGCGGACAGCCTCGAGATCCAGAAGGGTCAGACAGGCGTTACTACCAGTGGAATGGGTGGCCATGGTATAGACCACGTCAGAGGCATCAGCCATCGCCTTAAATGCGGCGAACTCGATGTTCAACCACAAGATGCCAGTGGCGGGAACGTACCATGCAGCCTCATCAGGCATGTTATAGAAATAGAGGAACGTTGCTCCTAAGTGACCGTCGGGAAGGTTCCCGGCAGAGAAGGCGTAGTTCCCGGAAGCCTTAAGACGAACCCCATACATAGGGGCGTCAGACTTCATGTGTTGCTCAGCGAACGTGTAGTCCATTAATGGTCTCCTTGTGAACGTGATACCTACCACCATACGGCGGCAGGGAAAAGGGCA